GAAGAATCCGAAACTTCTCAAAAAGGTCCGTCGTTATTATGAAAACACTGGAGTTGTCTTTTCAGGCGATGCTCTTGATGATTATGATATTTTGATGGAACAAATCTCTGTCGATCTTGAAGCAGTCGAAGCATGAAAGTTCTATTAGAACGTGGACCTTTTAGGTTTGTTGAAAAGGGCACCATTGAACTCAATGGTAGACCTGATTATCGATTGCAAGAGCAAGATTATTACAATCGTAAGTGGTTTGATGTTTATCTGTTTGACAACCAGGCACAATGCCTTCTAGCAATGGAAGACGCAGAGTATCCTAAGTGGTTGACAGGTAAACCTTGCTATATCAAAGACTCGGTATGTCGTGAAAACTAGCCCTGGTCGGGATAGTCCCAAAGTCACGGATGGACTCTAACAGAACTGGTGGAGTCATTAGACCCTTCTAAAAACTAAATAAAAAAAGTTATTAATTTATTAAAATGTCAACACAAGGAAAAGCAGCAAAGTCTGTAAGTGGAGCGTCGATGTCAAAATATGATGTTGAGGTTGAGGCTAGACTTAATGCACTTGAAGCAAAGGTTGCAGCACTAGAATCTAGTGATAAAGCACAACAAGAAGTTGATGCAAGGTTCATCGAGTTGGAAACAAAAGTCCAAACACTCTGGAACTAATTGGTTTCTTACTTTACCTAAGAGTAAGTGGTGCGGATGGGATCTTCCCGCTCTGTTTCTTGCTTCAGGTTAAAGAGCAAGTGGCGTGCATGACAAGACCTTCAAAGACTCTTGACAACAAGGGTCTTTTTTTGTACAATTTAAAAAATATTAGTAATATGATAATAGGATTTAATTGCAGTTCATTTGATTTGTTTCATGCTGGCCATGTTACAATGTTAAAAATGGAAAAACAGATGTGCGATTATTTGATCGTAGCACTTCAGGTTGATCCTACTATTGATAGACCTGGAATTAAAAATAAACCTACACAATCTGTTTACGAAAGATATGTCCAAGTTCAGGGATGTAAGTATGTTGATGAGATTCTTGTTTATGAAACAGAGGCAGATCTCTTAAACATGATCAAAACTCAAACAATTAACATAAGATTTTTGAGTGAAGAATATTTAGATAGAGATTTCACTGGGAAACAGTATTGCATTGATAATGGAATTAAAATGCATTATCATAGACGCCGCCATCAATACTCCTCTACAGAACTTCGTAATAGAGTTTATGAATTGGAGGGGAAGAAGAGAGAAGAACCCCCAATTAAGAATCCAATAAAACCACACTCACCAAAACTTTTAGAGAAGTATATTCCAAACTATCCCATAGATATGCAATAGGTTGCAAAATAATTACCTAAGAGGTATAATAAATATTATGATTATAAATTGGATAAATGGGCGAGTATAAAAAAACAGCACTGGTGCTGGGTGCGGGTGGATTTATTGGTTCGCATATGGTTAAACGACTTCGCGCTGAAGGTTACTGGGTGCGTGGAGTTGATGTAAAACTTCCTGAGTTTTCTGAAACGGAGGCTAATGAATTTGTTACTGTTAATCTTACTCACTATGATCATGTTAGACAGTGTTTAAAATTTAAAGGATATCTAGGTAATTATTATAATGAGATTCCTTATCAAATGGTAAAACCGTTTGATGAGATCTATCAGTTTGCTGCTGATATGGGTGGTGCAGGTTTTGTTTTCAGTGGTGAGAATGATGCAGAGATTATGCAAAACTCTGTGACTATTAATCTACACGTTCTTCGGGTAGTAAAAGAGATGGGTGGAGATTACCCTAAGATTTTCTACTCCAGTTCTGCCTGCATGTATCCAGAATATGCTCAAGAAGAAACAAACAATCCTGGACTGAGGGAAAATGATGCATATCCAGCGGCACCAGACTCCGAATATGGATGGGAGAAACTCTTTAGTGAGCGTCTCTACCTTGCTTACAATCGCAACCACGGCATTCCTGTTAGGATTGCTAGGTATCACAACATCTTTGGTCCTGAAGGGACCTGGGACGGTGGCAGAGAGAAGTCGCCAGCTGCAATCTGCCGTAAGGTCGCTTACCTCCCGGAGCAAGGTGGAGCAATCGAGGTGTGGGGAGATGGCTTACAAACTCGTTCCTTCTTGTTCATTGACGAATGCGTTGAAGCAACTTACCGATTGATGCAATCAGACTTTATGGGACCAGTTAATATTGGTTCTGAAGAGATGGTAACTATTAATCAACTTGTAGAGACTGCTGCTAAAGTTGCAGGAAAAGAAGTTTCTAAGATTCATATTGATGGACCTCTTGGAGTTCGTGGACGCAACTCTAATAATGATGTAATCCGTAGAGAACTTGGATGGGATTATTCTCAGACTTTAGAAGAGGGTATTCGTAAAACTTATAATTGGATTAATGAACAAACTCGCAAAGAGCTGTGAAATGACTGCAACTATTATTACTGCACTCTATGATATCAATCGTGATAAGAAAGGAGATGGAAGAACCTTTGATGAATATCTTACGTGGTTTAAAGGAACTCTGAAAGTTAAATCACCTATGGTCATCTTTGTTGATGAATCCTTAAAGGATTTTGTTGAAGAAAACCGAGAGGGATTGCCAACTAAAATTATCACAGAACCTCTTGAAGCAGTACCATACTATCACTTGAATGATAGAATTCAGGAAGTTATAGATGATGATAATTATAAAAGTAAAATTGGTGCGCCCGATAGAGTTGAGTGTAAACTAAGTCTCTACAATGTAATTATCTACTCTAAGTTTCTTTGGGTAAAGAGAGTTATTGAAGATAACCCATTCGATAGTGAATACTTTATGTGGATGGATGCCGGACTTTCTAGATTTTTTGAATCTCATGATGTCAATGTTAGTAACCCATATCCTTCAGAAAATGCAACAAAAGTGTTGTTGGACGCTAAGGATAGTGTACTGATTCAAGTTCAAACATCTTTTTATCCAGATTTGGTTAGCAAGAAAGTATTTAATGTGGAGGATTTGTGGGACGCTAGAACATATGTTATGGCTGGATTGTGGGGAGGTGGATCCGAATCCCTTTCTAAATTCTGTGATTTGATTGATGATGTTTTGCGTAATAAGATGTTGGAAAACAATCTTATCAATAATGAACAATCTGCTATGGCGTATGTTTATAAGAATAATGATGACTTGTTCACCGTGTTTCAGAATGAAGCACACCTCCATAGACAGTATGAGATTATGTCAGAACTACAATCTTGACACTTTGTAAATTTTGATATATAATAAAATTGAATATATTATTCATGGCGCAAAAAAATTTAGCATGAAAAATTTAGCACTAGTCTTTTGTTCTATTAGACCGAATCAACTTCCTACACAAATAGGTAATTATAGAGAAGACGAATACTTTAAAACAGTTCAGCAACTCGAAAGAGTTATGCCCAAGTCTTTTGATATGGTTGTTGTAGAAAATACAATAGATAATCCAAGTGAAATTAAAAATCCTGATGCAAGAGAATATTTTTCCAATTTAGAAATTATTTCATTAGGGAGTGATAAAAATATTGGACAGAGGAATAAGGGTTGTGGAGAATTGGTAATGCTTGATGAAGCATTGAATCAATTGGACCTTGATCAGTATGAAAATATTTCATACGTAACGGGCAGAAGACTTTGGTCTTGTCCATATTCCTTTGAAAGAACATCAAGTTCTGAAGGTGCAGTTGTTGTTCAAAACTGTCATGTATACCTTGATGGAACAGTCAGGTGTAATGAAAAGGATAACTTCAATGACACGTACTTCTCTATGAAGACTAAAGATATGAAAGATTATGCTGCTTATAGTGTGGATAGATTGAATGAACTTTCGGATAAGCACATTTCTTCCGAAGTACATCTTTACGAGTTCATTCACGAAAAAAATATCTCATACGAGATCCTAGATTGGTTAGGTATTCTTCGTAACGATTGGGAAAGAAGCGGCGATACTAGAGACTTAAATAACTTTCACATTTGTTGACAGGAGATTAAAATGGAAATTAGAAAGACTACACTACCTGTTCTTCGTCCTGTTGGTGGCGAAGAAGAAGTAAATGCAATCAGAGAATCGATCGAGAGTGGTTGGTGGGGTAAAGGCCCTAAGGTTGCTCAGTTTGAAAAGGAGTTTGCTGAGTTGGTTGGTGCTAAGTATGCTGTAGCAGTTAATAGTGCTACTAGTGGACAAGACTTGGTTCTAAAAGCATTGGGAATCAAAGACTGTGATATTATCAGTCCAACAATATCATTCATGACTACTGCTGTCGTTCCTTTGTGGAACAATTGTACTTCTACCATTGTAGATGTTAGACCACACGATCTCAACATCTGTCCAGAAGATGTTCGTAGGAACCTCAAACCAAACACCAAAGCAATCATTGCTGTTAATCATGCAGGAGTTCCTGCCCCGATTGATGAAATTCGTGAGTTTTATGATGGACTTATCATCGAAGACTGTGCTCATAGTTGCTATACTCCTGGTGCTGGAATGAAGGGTGATGTTGCTGTATGGTCTTTCCAGGCAGTAAAGACTATGCCTTGCGGTGACGGTGGTATGATTACTACTAATGATAAGGATTTGTATGAGAAATTGGTTCCTATGACCTGGTTAGGAATCACTAGCACATATTCCAGAGTTAAGAAAAATGATGGCCTAACAGGAAAACCTGGATATTCTTGGGATTATGAAGTTGATATAGTAGGTTATAAGTGTTACATGATTGATCTCTCGGCAGCAATCTGCTTGGAGCAAATGAAGAAGTTGCCTAAGAACTTGGAATTTAGGAGACACGTTCAGAAGAGATATAATGAAGAACTAGCGGAGTTTATTCAACCACCTGAACATAGTGAGACTGTTCAGTATTATTGTGCTAGAGTTCCTGAAGAACATCGTGATAGTCTTATAGATTATCTTGCTGATAAAAAGATACATACTAGTGTTCATTTTAAACCACTTCACTTGTATAATGTTGTTAAGGATATGAACCAACGGGACTATCCTGTGGCAAATAAAGAGTGGAAGAAACTAATTAGTCTTCCTTGTCATCCAGGAATGACTGAAGAAGATATTGATTATGTTATCTATTGGGTTAAAAAGTATTTTACTGAGAGGAACTGATAGTGTATCTTGAACAATATAAAATTAATGGAACTATTAATTTAGATTCTCATCATTGTTTTGGAAATAAAAATTCTTATCCAAGATTTCAAGATCAATTAGAAGAATTTAAATCTGTTCTAATTGATCTTGTGGGTAAAGGAGAAAGTAAAACTTTCTATAAGTTTGGTGATGGTGACTATTTCTTTCTGAAAAAACAATCCGTTGGAAGTGCTACTCCCGGCAAGAGAGCTTTAGGAAAATCTTATGATCAAATTGATCATAAGGCATTTGTAGAGGGTGCTCAGTTATGTGATTATTATACTTGCGAAATTTATCCAGAGAATATGGAAAATTTTTCAGAAGTAATTTCTAAGAAGATTGACTATCCTGCAGAGTATGGTTATGGTTTGGTTGCTAATAAATGGTTACTACAAACTTTTTCTGGAAAGATTGGTTTGATTGGTGCGGATACAAAAATGAATATTATTCAAAATATCATTGAGGCACCCCAGTATCAAGATTACCTTGGTCTTGAAAAATTCCAAGATTATGTATCTCTTCCACAAAAATTTGCTTGTGATGATATTGAAGCAACAGAAAAAATGGTTGGAGAACAACTCAAAAATACTACATCTAAGATTTTTCTGATGGGTATGGGGCACGTTAAGTCTGGTCTAATACATAGGCTTAAGAAGTATACTGATGCTGTATTTCTTGACGTGGGATCATCTATTGATGCACTTGCGGGAATCATTGATATAAATCGTCCTTATTTTGGCGATTGGACTAATTATCAAATAGATGAAGATCCCATTTATACTAACGTTGATTATCTTCAGTATAATCGTGTAGGAAAAGAAGTTATTTTGGAGAGAGTAGAATAATGCAATTAAAGCATAATATAGAAATCACACCTAAGATTGGTTGTTCTAATGTGTGTGAGTATTGTCCACAATCAACCTTGATTAAAAGGTATAGAGAGAGGATTGGTGCCGATAAAGATACTATGATGACTTTAGAGACATTTAAAAAATGTCTTAGTACTATACCTAAACACGTTGGAATAAATTTTACTGGATATGTAGAACCATTTCTTAATCCAGAAACATCTGATATGTTGTTACATGCTTATGAAAGAGGTTATAGTATTCTTTTAAATACTACCTTAATGGGATTAACGAAAGATGACTGGATGAAAATTAAAGATATTAATTTCAGAGAACTTCATATACATTTGGCATCCGGGGCATTTGACGAAATGATTGGGGTTCAAATTCCTGTTGAAGTATATGAGCATGAAGGAAAGAAAATCAAATCTCTTAGTGAGGATTACTATGATATGTTAAATTTTATCATAGAAAATCCTGGTAATGGGTGGGGTCAGTATAGGCTTGATTTTCATTGTTTAGGTAATCTTCATCCAGAACTTAATGATCTACGAAATCATTTCTATGTTGGTGAACGTCAAGTTAACAGTAGGGCAATGAATATTCTGATAGAGAAAAAGGGTAAAGTTCCAGATGAGGAAAATATTAGAGGTAATTGTGCTAGAGTATATCAGAACGTTTTATTACCTGATGGATCATTATCTCTATGTTGTCAAGACTATGGTCTTGATGAAGTCTTAGGTAACCTTGTAGATAATACTTGGGAAGAATATGAAAATTCTGAAACTGTAAAAAGAATTAGAAAAGACGGTGCAGATCTTTGCGATTATTGTGAAGAAGGAGTCACCTATACTGATGACTCTACTTGGCAACAATGGCGTAGACCGGGACAAGTAAGTTAGATGTACTAAATGAATTATTGACAATGATTAAAAACATTCATGTATGGTTGTGGGGAATAGTTGCTGAACTTGAATATAAACTTTATCCCTGGAAAACTAATACTCCTCCCGACTGGGCTGCTAGCAAATATAATCTTGATATTGATATCAAAGATCCATATGACCAAGATAATATTTACTATGACTGGATAAAAGGTCAGAACGAAAAAATCAATAAAATAGAATCTAATATTATACATCTCTGTAATGAAATTGAATCTTTAAAATCAAAATGACAGTAGCATTTAATTATCTTGGAAAACTAGGGCAACTTGGAAATCAAATGTTCCAGTTTTCGGCAACTTTGGGTGTTGCTCGCTATACTGGAGTTGCATTTGTGATTCCAAATCATCAAGAAATATTTGATGATGGGATTGGTAATAAACTGAAGATTGAATTATTTGATTGCTTTGATATCAAACCTGATAATATTGGATTTCTGAATACAGATCATGTTATCCAGGAGAAAGGATTTGAGTTTGACAGTAGTATTCTTCATGCTAATAGTCAGGTTGATTATACTCTCTATGGATTTTTCCAAACTGAAAAATACTTTAAGAATTGTGTTGATGAAGTAAAAAGTCAGTTTACATTCAAGGATGAAATTGTTCGTGAGTGTAAGGAGATTATAGAAGATTACTTTGATAATCCTGTTGCCCTCCATATCCGTAGAGGAGATTTTTTAACTAACTCTGGCAACCATCATAATCAAACTCTTGATTATTATGAGGAAGCTCTCAGTAAGTTTGATGCAAAGAGACAAGTTATTATCTTTAGTGATGATCCTAAATGGTGTATGGTACAAGAACTATTCTCCTCTGATAGATTTATTGTTTCTGAGGCATCAGGACCATATCATGACTTATATTTGATGACGCAGTGTAGTGATTATATTA